GTTTCCCAGTCACGATCATCAAGTACTGCAGATTAAATACCTTGAGAACATAACTGCCAAGGTAGACAAAATTCAAACGGACATGGCAGAAACACGTGAGCGTGTGATAAAAATTGAAGCTAAAGGTTACAATAATCGCATTGTCAGTCTAGAAGACAAAGTCTCCAAAATGAATGATGATATGGTCGCGTTAAAAACACGCGGGGCTATTGTTGCAAGCGCTCTTACAGTTATTGTCGGGATCGCCTCTGCTGTTATAACTGCATCTATCACAAGTTCTATGTAAGTTTAATCCCCCAGATAAGGGGAAATAAGTGACTGCATCCGTCAAGGCACAAAAACGCGCTCAGCGAAAAGCGGCAAAACATAAACGAAAGACACGTAATCCACTTGAGCCGCTAAATGATGCACAAGCAGATTATATGGACGCGCTCGAAGATTGCAGTCAAGTGTTTGCGATAGGTGGCGCGGGTACTGGCAAAACCTACATTGCCGCTCGTCACGCAATTCGGCAAGTGTTGGATGGAAATAAACAGCGTCTTGTAATTGCACGACCCACAGTTTCAAAACCAAAACACCAACTTGGTTTTCTTCCAGGTAATTTGGATGAGAAATTGTTACCTTGGCTGGTTCCTCTCATGGATGCCATGAAGGAAGAAACATCCCCAAATGAGATTCAGAAACTCCAAAAATCCGGGCAGTTGTCATTTTTGAGTTTTGAACACCTTCGTGGGCGTTCGATCAAGGATGCAGTCATAATCTTAGACGAGGCGCAGAACTGTGATATCAGCGATTTGCGTCTATTTTTGACGCGTATAGGTAAGTATTCTCAGGTTATTATATGTGGCGATATAGATCAAGTAGATATACCAGATAGTGGTTTAGATGCTGTGGTGGACATGGTTTTGGACTACAATATGTCTGCAGAGATCATAGAATTTGGTGATCAAGACGTTGTTCGGTCTAAAATAGCTGCTGAATGGGTTCGGGCATTCTCAAAAGAATAGTAATATCTATTGACTTTTCAGGTTTACACGGTTAATTTAACCTATTTTCCACATACCCCTTGACCTAAAAGGCTGAAAAATGGCGTTTGTTTTCACAGTTGAAGACGGCACAGGGCTGGTTGCAGGTGCAAATAGCTACTCAAATGTGGCTGATGCTGATTGCTATTTCGAGCCTGATTCACGATCCGCGACGTGGGATGCGTTGTCAACTACTGACAAAGAGAATTTGCTTGTGGTTGCCACAAGAACTCTTGATGTATACGCTAATTTTAATGGCACAAAGACGGTTGCTGCTTCTCCTCTCCGTTGGCCTCGGACTGGCGTTTGTGATCGGGATGGAAACCAAATTGGCTCGAACGTAATCCCCGATGAGATAAAGACAGCCGTTTATGAGCTGTCCCGCGTCTTGATCGGAACTGATCTTAATGCCCTGAATGAAACTGATGGTATCAAGAAAATTGTTGTTGATGTCATTGAAGTTGAATTCCAAGAAGGGAGTAATATGAATGGCGTCACACCTCAACGGATTCCGAATATCGTCAACGCGGCTCTTAATGGCCTTGGTCGTTTTAACTATGGTCGAAGGCAGTTTTCAAGAATCACGAGAGCCTAATGCCTCGCCGCTGTACTGGTTGCGGACACGTAAAATCGGAAAGCTGTTTCAGCCGTCGCCGGGACAGGGGACCGGATGGGCGTGTCAGCCGGTGTAAAGAATGCGTCAGTTTAGCAAACACAAACCGGAGCAAAGAAGAAAAGAAGAAAGCTTCTGAACGAACTGCTAAGTGGCGAAAAGAAAATCCTGATAAAGCGAAGATGTCGGCTAAACGGTCAAACATCAAGGCTAGAAATCAGATTTCAAAAGAACAGTATGATGCATTCTTTGCCGTACAGGAAGGATGTTGTGCTCTGTGCGACCAGCCTAGCAAACAGCTGACAGCTTTCGGTGCAGGTTTATTGTGTCGATCATGTCATGAAGGAATTTTGAGATTAAATGCTGATCATGAATTGATTCAGCGCGCTTCCGATTATGTGAAATGGGTTACTGATGGCACTAGATAGTCTAATTGATTCACTTGTGACCAAGGCGTTCGAAATTACGGACGACTTGCGTGTATCTGTGGATTATCATCAGGTCACAGTGAATTCCTACGATCCTGTCGCTGATACAAATAGTACGACAGAAGTCGTGACATCTGGAATTCTAGCTATCCTCGTCGGACGGCGAGATTCTGAGAATGACTTCATTGACGGTGACGTGAACGCACAGAAGCTATTGATGCCTGCGTCAGCCCTGCCTGCCAATTTCGTCCCGAATTCAGAAGATTTTCTCATGATTGGTGGTGATAAGTGGGAAATTATGAGATCTAAACGTGTTCCCGGCGATTCACTTCATACATTGTTTATAAGGCTACCGTAATGCCTGATGGAGTAAAGATAGTTGGAATTGAAGCTTTAAGTGCGGCGTTGAAAAAGGAAATAAAAAATTTAGAACAAGAGGCAATGCGTGAAGTTGAAAAAGCTGCACGTGTTTTGACTTTGGAGTTATTTAAGCGAACACCCGTGTGGACAGGAGAAACTGTGCGAAACTACACATGGTCTATCGGGACATCATCATCAGGCGTTTTGAAGGGAGCACTAGGTGGTTCTCCAGAAAATACAAACACCTTACCGTTGGGATCAGAAAGTAACCGAGCCATAAATCAGGCGGCTGCACTAAATGACTTGTCTACTATACGTCTGAGTAAGCTTCAAAATATGGCAGTAACAAATACCATACCCCGACAGAAATGGGATTTGATAGATAATGGCTCTGCCCCGACCTCCGCAGGTTTGACGCCGAGAAACCCCGGCGGTGTATCAAAAATCGCTACGCAAGCCGCACGTAGGCGGCTGCCTAATTTTAAGTGATCAATAGTAGGTTATGGCCTAATGACTATCGAAAATTTCAGACAAAGTGCGACATTTAAATTTGCGAGTGATTGGGGTGTGGCTTATCCAACAATCCCAGTCGCTTATGCTAATCGTCGATTTGATCAACCCACTGATGGTCCATGGGTGAATTTTATGATTGTCAACGGGGAGAGGTTCCGATCTAATATAGGTTTGACTAAATGCTTTCGTAGTCAAGGCGTATTAAATATTGCCTGTATGGTCCCAGAAGAAAGCGGATCGAAGCTGGTTGGAGAAATGTGTGATGAGGTTTTGAACATATTTCAAGATATAACTATGCCTGTTGCAGGAGGTGGATCAGCGTCATTTTACAACGCAGAAATACGTACCCGTGGCGTGCTTTCGGGGTATTACACCATGAATGTACAGCTCGAATTTAACTATGACGAACAAATATAAAAATATTCACGAATACAGTTGACAAAAACCGTTAATTCATGGTAGTTAACCTTTGAATTAAGTTTTTGGACGCCTGATATCGTTGGTTGTCCGCCTTTTAGTACAACTCAGGGGATAACACCATGGTAACAATTAACGCTGCTGAGTCCAACCGGACTAGTATTCGCGCGATTCCCGAAGCAACGTGGTCGACACTACCTGCTAGTGGCTTGACGCGTGAAATTCGCATCACATCTTCTTCTTTGGTTGCTTCCAAGGAAACGGCAATTTCTGATGAAATCCGGGCTGACCGCATGATTTCATCGATCATCGAAACTGGTGCTTCCTCTGGTGGGGATATCAATTTCGAATTTTCCGCTGGGTCTCATGACGATTTTCTTCAGGCTTTTGTTCTCGGTGCATGGACTCGCCCGATGACTTTCGATGCTTTTGAAGGCACGACAGTTTCATGGGGTACAACTTCCCGCCTTGATATTTCTGGTGGTGATTTCACAGATTACTTCATTGCTGGTCGTCGACTGAAGACTGAAGGTTTTGTCGAATTGGCAAACAATGATTACTGGGAAATCGCTTCTGCGGCGTTTGTTTCAGGCGTAACACAAGTTACCATGACAACTGCGACAGCCGTCGTTGAATCTGGAAACGCGCTTGGTAGGGTTATTGATGCAAATGATGTTGTTATTCTGAAGAACACAGACATCAGATTTGGCACGGTCGCCAATCAGATTGATTCGAACGGCAACAATGCATTTGCTGCAGCAATTCTTGCTGAACAACTTGTTGTTGGACAACGTATTTTTGTTGATGGTCTGGGCTACGAAGCGGGTGCTATCACGTTCACGGGCGTTGGTGTTGACGGTGATACTGTCATCTTCAGTGACGGCGTTGAAACGACAACGTTTGAATTTGATGACGATAACAGTGTTACGGCAGGAAATATTGCGGTTGCTGTAGGTACTGATGCCACGACAGCGGCGGATAATCTTGCGGATGCGATTATGCTAAACATTGGCAGTGGTTGTGCACCACGTTTCTGTGCTGATAACACACTTGGTGTTCTGGATTACACCAACTTGCGTGGCACAGGTGGAACGGTTACGGAAAACCTTACCAACGCAACGATCACAACTGCTCTCGCTGGTGGTGACACAACTTTGCACGGTGTGTTCACGCTGACTGCAGTTTCAGATGATGTTCTTACAGTCGAAGAGACAGTGGGCACTGACGCTAACGCTGGTGGAGCTGCAGTGACTATCAAAGGTTCTCACTTGCGGAATCCCGGTGATCTAGCTGATATTACGCGTCAGAGCTTCACGATTGAAACGGGCTTCAATGACGTCGGTAAGTATTTCATTCAGAAAGGAATGCGCGTTGGAACGTTTTCAATGTCAGTTGCTTCTGGCGAAATCGTGACGGGCACTTATTCCTTCCAAGGAAAAGATACAACGACGAGTGAAACTTCTGTCCTCGGTTCGGCACCTTATGATGTCCTCGCTTCGACGCCGACTGAAGTTTTCAATGCTACAGCCAATGTGGGAACCATCGAAAAGGATGGTGTGACGCTAACAACGGCGATCCAGTCTATTGAAATCTCAGGTGAAGCTGGCCTGCGTGAACAACGCGCGGTTTCCGAGAAATTCCCCGCTGGTATCGGCTATGGTCGGTTTGTCCTGACCGGTTCGTTGACGGCATACTTTGAAACCTTTGACTTCTATAATGATTTCATCAATCACAAGACTGTTTCGATTGGATGGAACTTTACTGACGTCGATAACTCACAGTATTACTTCACAGTTCCTGCAATTAAGATTACATCTGACCCGATCGCTCCGGGCGGAATTGATCAGGATATTCTTGAAGAAATGGAGTGGAGTGCTCAGCGTGATCCACAATTGAACACGATGTTCATGGTTGATCGTTTCTCCTCGACTCTACCAACTTGTGCGTAAGCACAATCAGTAACTAATGGGCGGTCTTTGGGCCGCCCAACGACTACCAGCACCGCTAGACACTTTGTCGTGGCAGTATGCGGCTGCTTATATCCCTAGCTGCCTCCTCATTTCCCTCAATCCCTAAAAGAGAACTCTAATGACTGATGAAACGCATGTAGAAGACGTCGAAGCTGAAAAAGAAACTGGTGAAGCCTTTAATATCTGGGCTCAGTTCGAAACTGATCAAAGTGCCGAAGAGAACGGTGCTTGGTATGAAATTCTGCCAGAGATTAAATTCAAACTTCGACGGTTTCAATCTGACCATGCGGTGAAAACTCGCCAACGACTTGAGAAGCCTTATGTAAAGCTGACACGCGGTGGTAAGGATTTGCCTCAAGAGGTTCAGGAAAAACTCATCACGAGCCAACTAGCTGAATCTATAATCGTTGACTGGGAAGGCATCACCGACCGCGACGGTAATGTTATGGATTACAGCATCGACAATGCTAAAATGCTACTCGAAGGCTTGCCACATGTTCGCGATGAGTTAGTACGATTTGTCCTTGATATAGATAATTATCGTGTATCAAATCTGGAGCAAGCGGAAAAAAACTAATTGAGGTTCTTGAGTATTGGTTGACTAACGAAAAGAAACTCAAGAACATTGATTGGCTCAGGAAATTACAAGAGGATGGGCAAAGAGTTCCCATCCTCGAAAGTGAAGTTAAGTTATTCCCTGATCTGAATTGGATCTGGGAAGCATATGATTTACTGTCAGAAAAACGCGTACACAACGAGTCAGGTCCCCAACCAATCCCCATGAGTGAGATTCTGTCGTATGCCGATTACGTAGGCATAACAGGGTCAATACGAAGGGATGATTTCTTACGTCTAGTCTCGGTCTATGATCGTGACTGGGAAAC